AAAAAGTTAATAAAAAAAATTAATATAAACTATCAAACAAAAATAGGAAGTTATGATCCTCAAACACAAGAGTTTATAACATACTTAGATAGTGTGGGTGTACCTACAATAGGATATGGTACAACAGCTAAATCAGCATCAGGTTTTAATGTAAAAGAAGGACAACGTATTCCACTTTATGTAGCTGATATGGCACTAGATCAAGAGATAGGTGAAAAATTAAAAGCAGTAAATAGACGTATACCTTCTTTTAATCTTTTACCAGAAAAATTAAGAGTGCCTATGTTAAGTTCTTTTTATAGAGGAGGATTAAGTGGTAGTCCTAAAACAATAGAACTAATAAATAAAGGAGATTTTAAAAAAGCTGCTAAAGAATTTTTAGATAATAAAGAATATAAAAAAGCTAAAAAAGAAGGTAGTGGTGTAGCTAATCGTATGGAAGAATTATCTAATGCTCTTCTTGCATATGATAAAGAAATAAAAAAAGCTGGTGGTGGTATGGTTATGCGTAACTACTACGACTATGAACCAAGGAGTATTTAATATGTCAGAATGTAAATGTAATAATCCAGATTGTACTGGAGAGATTTGTCTATGTATTGAACTCAACCAATGTGATTGTGATTGCCATGAAAAAGATACTGATACTGATTAGTGTTTGTTTTTTATTTACATTACAAACCTATGCACAAACTAATACAGTAACATCTACCTCATCTACTGTATCTGGTACTACATCTGTAGATAGAACTCCCTCTACAGCTAGTGCTCCATCTATTATGAATAGTAATCAAGATGTCTGTAGTTTTGCAGCTAGTGTTGCAATACAGTCACAGATACTAGGTATAGCAGGTGGTACTTCAGTACGTGATATGAACTGTGAAAGACTTAAACTATCCAGATCTTTATATAGAATGGGTATGAAGGTTGGTGCAGTTGCTTTACTATGTCAAGACGAAAGAGTCTTTCAAGCAATGGAAATGGCAGGTACACCTTGTCCATACATGGGCAAAATTGGTTTAGATGCTGCAAAAGAATGGGCAGAGAATCCTGATAAAAGACCTGACTATGATAAATGGGTAAAAGAAAATGCTGTTAAAGAAGAAGAAATTGTTAATGATGAAGGTGCTCTTGGTATCTTCTCTGTTATTCTTATGTTGCTCTTTATCTAATGCACAGATGTTGCCAGAAGGTGACACAGTTACACAAGAGATAGAGACTGAGCACTTAGGTGAAGGACATATAGATACAATAACAGAAACAACTACAACTGTTGAACATAAAACAACAGGTGATATACTACATAAAGATACAGGTGTCGTAACCAGTAGGTACGAGGGAGATATGGATCAAGATTGGGGAGGGATTGGTTCAGCTAGTATGACTAATTGTGATGCATACTTTGGTACAGGTACATGTGGTAAAGGAACGTCAAGTTCACATACAACATTTGATCAATACGTAGACATAAGTGAATTTTATATATCAGATGGTGGTGCTTTAGAATGGGAACTACAAATGCATCATTCACAAGCAAACACTACAGGATATTTTCAAACAAAAGGATATAATAATAATGTTCTACAATGGGACACAGGACAGATTACATTAGAGAATAATCAAACACCTACAACATACTCAGGAACATATGATTTTGCAGGAGATTTAGATAAAGTATTTATAAGAGTGGGTGGATCTAATAATTATTTCTTTGATAATGTAGAATACACAGTTAATTACAATCATATAACTACATCAGTAGAGACATGGATAGAGATTGTTCAGCCTGGATTGATGGAAGATCAGATAACAGTAGAATTAATAGAGCAATATGATGTTGCTACACCAGAAGAACAATATCAAATGGATGAAATGATGGAAGAGTTTGATATGGTTATGACCTTTGATATGCCTACTATGGACTATCCAATGGAAGAGATAGCTATAGAGATACCAATAGAAGTTGATACTATTGGTACTATGATGGAAGAATATAATGAAGGTACTATATCATACGAAGAAGTTATAACAGAAGTTCAAGAAATTGTACAAGAGATACAAGATATAGGTATGGATGTTGAAGTATCAATGCCTACATTAGAAGAAGTTAAAGAGGTTGTTATAGAAGAATCAGTAGAAGTTGAACCTGTTGTAGAAGTTATAGAAGAAGTTACTGAAGAGCCTGTTAAAATTGTAGAAGAAACTAACGAAGAACCTACAAAGGAGGTTGCTGATGTTTCTGAAGACAATAACATGGAAGAGATTAAAGAAGAAGTTAAAGAAGAGTCTGAACCACAAGAGAAGGAAGTTGCGAATAAGGATATGGAAACAGAAGAAGTGGATCAGAATGAGCCAAAGAAATTAGAAGTTACTAAACAACAACAAAAGAAACAAGATAAAGCTAATCAAGTATTAGATACAATACAATCACAGTATGATCCTGTGGCACAACTAACAACCATAGCATTAGTTACTGCTCTTGGTCCTGATATACAACAGTATCAGCAACAAGATATAATGCAACAGATGCAATGGTATGAAGCAGAAGAAATATATAATGATGTAATAATGTCTGATCCTCTAGGAGATTATATCTCTGTTAGATCTAACTTACAAATGGAAAGGATGATTCAGCAACAATATGAGTGAAGTAGAATATCAAGGTATTAAAGTAAAAGGTGGTAGATTATTTTTAATTTTCCCATTACTAGGAACTTTAGCTGGTGCAATATGGGCAGGATTTGAAGGCTATGCTAGATGGGTTGCTATGGAGGAAAAGATAAATGAATATGTGGCTCCTGATCTTTCTGGTTTTACTTTAAGACTAGAAGTATTAGAGGAAAGAATAGTATCATTACAAGAGAATGTTAATATAGAAACCAGTACATTAAAAGAACTAGTAGGTGCAGCACAAGATGATGCACGTACTATACGTACTGATATAAGGAATGATGTACATGAAGCACATGATCAAATAGCTAATGTAGACAAGAGATCAAGAGCTACTGAACAAGATATAAGAACTTCTCTTAGACAAACAGAGACAGATCTTAGAACTATGATTGATCATGCAAATGATAGGTTTGATTCTAAAAGGACAGCAATCGAGTCTGATGCTCAACGAAGAATAGAACTAATAGATAGTAAATTAGCAGCATTAGAAACAAAGTTAAGGGAGATGCTACAACGAGCTTTAGATAATCCTTTAGCAGGACAGTAATTAGAACCCACATTTTTTTATAAGTTCATTTACTTTCTTTTTACCTAGTATCTTTAGTGTGTCTACTATACTAGCATCTAGTCCTTCAGGTGATACATCTACTTCTTTCTCACTCTTAGCACCTCTAATACGAGACAATAATTCTAATGCTTTGATAGCACTATTAGTATGACCATTAGCTTTAGCAAACTCATACTGTTTTTCTATTTCAGTTATCACATCTACTGAAGTCTCTAACGTATTCTCTAGTTCTTCAATACGTTCTTTAATCTCTCCATTTTGTAGATTTCTATAGCCTTGATTGTAAGCAGATGAAGCAGCATATCCTGCAGTCTTTGCAGCTTCTGTTGCATTTCTATGCAGGATATAAGCCTGTGCAAACTTCTCTTGTTTATCGTTAAGTGCCATTATATTTCTTGATCACTTTCTAATCTCCATTCAATAGTACCATCCTCTTTCTTTTCAAAACGATCTGAATCTACATGAGGTGTGATCTTCCAATCGCTATCTCTGCGAGTTGTAGCATCACACTTTGCATCAACAATCTTTATATCTTCTGGAGAATCTATATCAAAATCTATGAGATCATCATAGTAAGGACCTACTTTAGTTTGGAATGTATAAGATAACATTCTTTCGCAGTTCTCTAAACTTAGATCTTTAGAGTAAGGTGCACTTTCAAATGTAGTACACTCCCCACGAAAACAAATGAGGAGCATAGCTACGTGAAATATTTCCATTATTCTGCTTGAGTAGTAGTTGGTGGTTTAGGCATAGGCAATTCAGGTGTATCGTCTTGAGAAAAATACCACCCACCAAAGGCAATTATTCCTACAACTATTCCTGCTATTATATATTTTTTCATTAGAATTTAAACTCCTGTTCAAAAAATATAACTCCATCATCATCTATGTTAGTTTCAAACTGATTCATATCTTTACCAGTTTGTCTAGTCCAACCTATTTTAAATGAGTCACCATCTGATTGTTTATATTTACCAAATAATCTAAGTTTACTTTTTTGATCTTCATCCATATCAAAGTAATACCTATACCCTGCAGACCATTGACCTGTCTGTATAGAATCATTTGCTTCAGCTTCTTTAGTAGAAGGTCCAAATATAGAACCTATTATAATAATACCTACGAGTATTGCTGCAATAATATACGCAATCTTCTTAGTTTTATCTGTGGTAGCTTCAGTCTTAATCTTCTTAGCCATGTTATTTCTCCTTGTAGAGTTTTAGCAGATGAGATCCACTCCCATTCTGATTCATTATATGGAAACATGTGTGCTTATTCTCCTTTTATACATGTTCCTATTATACCTTTTTTTGATGTAGAAGTCAAGTATATTTTTAAATCTTTATAGTCTTCCCATACATGTTTTGCTTTATCTACCCACCACTCATGGTCAAATAAAGATACATGTACATTCTCTCCTTTATATTTACCTGTAGTAAATGTTTTTATAGCAGGTTCACAAGATACATTTATAAATACTGTTTTGTTAGCCAAACTACATATCTCTCTGATAATCCAATCTAAATCTTCTTCAGGTATATGCTCAAGTACATCAGTACATATTACTAGATCAGATTTTTTAGTAGGTAATTTATTATGTTCTGGTACACCTGGATCATATAAAAATAAATCTTCCACTCCCCACCATAGATGTAAAGGTTTGTCAAAGTTAGGTATTCTCTTTTTACTATTCATATATTTATATTGTTCTTTATAAGGATAACCTTTACCACAACCATAATCTAAAATAGATTTACAATTATTATGTCTTATTATATCATATATATCTATAGCAAAAGGTATTAAACTTATACCTTGAAACTTACCCTCTTCTTCATGTAAATGTTTATAAGCTTCTATAAGCTCTAAATATTTTTCAGAAGGTTTAGGTTTCTTAGGCATTACATAATCATCCATCAAATGTTTCCTCAAAGGTTGGTTTTTTAGGTGATACATTCCATAGAGCAGTAACTAAAGTATCTTCACCATATAAATTTAAATTCATTTCCATAGGTGGATCATTAAAAGTTCTTTCACAATCTTGTGCCATAGCTAATAACTCACCAGTAGTCCAGAAGTACTGCTCACCTACACCTACCTTAAAGTATTTAGGTTTAGGTTCTTCATCTTCAGCACCTGTAGTTTCTTTCTTTTGTTCTTCAGTAGGTTCTTCCATACAAGAATCAAAACCAAAGAGATCAAAGTTTCTAAATCCCATAGTATGCATGATACCTAGAGCTCGCATAGCAGCACACGTACCACCTGTAATAAGAGTAGCTCCTTGAGGTATACCTATATCAGGATTAAGAGTAACAGAATTATTAACCATCTTTTTATTTTGTTCTGCAGGATCACGCAATGATTCTGTAAATGCGTGCCATCCATGTATCTCTGCACCTTTATCTATTAAGTATTCAGTAACAGAAGGATCAGTCATAGATGCTACAAAGAACTTTGTTTTCTTTTCTATCTTTTTAAATAATTCTTTTCTTACTACACCATGTGTACTTACACCTGTAATAGGTCTAGGATCAAGAACAATACATGCCCAAGGTAGTATACCATTATCTACAAGTTTAGGATAAGAATGTTTAACACATACAATTTTACTATCAGGATTGTTTCTTATATGTGTTTTTAATTTATTAATATTTAAGTAAGGACCACCTGATACAAGAATAACATTACCATTATGTAATGGAAACTTACCTAACCATCTATCAATAAGTTTTAAATTCTTTTTAATATTATCTCTAATAAAATCTTTAGGTACACAGTCTCTAGGATGTACAACTATAGGTACGTTTAATAATTTTTTAGGTAGATCAGGAAGTTTTTTATCACTTAATACAACTACTAAATGTGTATGTCCACCACCACGTACTAAATCTTGTGAAGGTATTACCCATCTACGTATACCATCTTTCTTTCCTTTAGGTAAACTTTCTACAATTTTATTTGTACCATGATATTTTTCTGGTGCATTATTTTTATCTTCATCTTCTCTAAAATAATTATCTATAACAACAACAGGATTATGTTTTAAATTATCATAATCACTTTTAGTTGTAGCTATACTATTACCACCACCTATCAAAACAAAGTCAGCATTTAAATCATCACAATCTTTTAGTATATCTCTGGAGTTACCTTTACCTAACTCAAATGTAAAGACTTTCTTTTTCTCCATCATCTTCTTTCTAAACTCTTGCAATCTTTTTATAACTGCAGACTTAGTATTGTGAGCTTTCAAATTAAATTCTTCAGCATCTGTTTCAGGTGTACCATCTTCAAATAAATCAAAACCTCTATATAATATTTCATCTTGATTTTCAAATGCAGCAAGAGCCATCTCAATAGCACGACCACCATTCCAAGTACCTACTTCTATAATAGATTTAGGTTTGTACTCTCTTATAACATCAGCTAATTGTTTATATCTATTAGGTACAATATCTTGAGA